CGCCAGCACCTAATCCTAAGACCAAAGCCGACCAAGGCCGCAAGGATTCATTTTGTGCAAGAATGGGCGCAGTGGCAGCCAACGCCAAAGATGGCGAACGCGCTAAAGCAGCCCTTAAACGATGGAAGTGTTAGTATGAAAAAGCCCGGACTCTATGCCAATATCGCGGCAAAACGTGAGCGTATCAAAGAAGGCAGTGGCGAAAAAATGCGTAAGCCTGGCGCCCCCGGCGCACCAACAGCCAAAGATTTTAAAGAATCGGCTAAGACGGCAAAGAAAAAATGAGTTTTACCAAACCTATTGGCGTTGCGTATCTTGACCAAGATATTGATGGCGGCGTCATTGGAAAAACCAACCCCCAGTTTATGCGTGGCACTACGGTGTACGCCACCGAGGAGTTGGGTTATTGTTCGTGCGCTTTTGGTGAAGTAACTCAGTTGGTTAGCAAATCCACTGCTGTGACGCTAAACACTCCGACTGGGCGCATTACTATGGACGATGCGTCACTAGGCAATAATTCAACAGTCATTTTTCGCATGAACAACAGCACTATTAAAACCAATGATGTGTTAATCTTAAACATATCGGGCGGCGTGGCTGGCGTAGGTCAATATTTGGCGTATGTTGGCGATATTGGTACAGGCTATGCTGACATTGCATTGGCTAACCGCAAAGGTGGCGGCGGCTCTTTAAGTGAAGCTGTAAAAATCACCTTTAGCACTATCCATAACCGCGACGAATAAGGACAACTATGCCACTGGTTAAATCTAAAACACCCGAAGCCTTTCGCAAAAACGTGAAAGCTGAAGTTGCCGCAGGCAAACCCGTCAAGCAAGCCGTGGCCATTGCTTACTCGGTTAAACGCGAAGCTGCCAAACCCAAGGGTAAAAAATGAATTTCAAGCCGTTAAAAGATTGTGTTTTGATTGAGCAAGAAATTGAAAAGCAAGGATTGATTGTTGTGCCGCAGTCCAAACTGGCGCAGGGTTTTGTCCGAGCAGTTGGCCAAGGCAAGCGCACAGAAGATGGCGCTTTGATACCGATGGACATCCAAGTTGGCGATCATGTGCTGTTTGGTGAATTTTCTGGACAAAAAGTCAAGCACGAAGGTAAAGAATACCTTATGATGCGTGAACCCGATGTGATTGGAGTTTTTAATGGCTGATCCTACCGGCATCGTAGCCGCAGCAGCAGTCGCTGTTGGCGGTTCGGCCAGAGACAAAAGTAACGCCGACATTTTGGCGACTGCTAGGTCACGCCTTGACATGGCGATGTCTGCGCTTTCTGAGTCCCGTGAAGACGAAATTGACGACTTGCGCTTTTATGCTGGATCGCCTGACAACCAGTGGCAGTGGCCGGCCGATGTGCTGGCTACTCGCGGCGCGGTGCAGGGTCAAACAATTAACGCACGTCCCTGCCTGACAATCAACAAACTGCCGCAACACGTTCGTCAGGTGACGAATGACATGCGCCAGAATCGGCCAGGGGCCAAGGTTATTCCCGTAGACGACAAAGCTGACTTACAAGTTGCTGAAATCCTCAACGGCATGATTCGCCACATTGAATACATCAGCGACGCTGACGTTGCATACGACACGGCATGCGAGAACCAAGTGGCTTATGGCGAAGGCTACATTAGGCTGTTGACCGAATACTGCGACGACGACAACTTTAATCAAGACATTAAGATTGGCCGCGTTCGCAACAGCTTTTCGGTCTACATGGACCCGATGATCCAAGACCCAACAGGGTCAGACGCCAAGTATTGTTTTGTTACCGAAGATGTATCCAGAGAAGACTATGAGCGCATGTACCCCGATGCAGCGCCCATTACAACTTTGCAATCTTTGGGTGTAGGCGATCAGTCAATATCCAACTGGCTCAATGAAGACACAATTCGCATTGCGGATTACTACTACATTGATTATGACCGCACTACATTGAATTTGTATCCAGGCAACGCTACAGCGTTTGAAGGTACACCCGAAGACAAGATGCTTCGCCAAGCCTATGGCAAACCCAAGCGCACACGCGAATCTGACCGCCCCCGTGTTCGGTATTGCAAAATCAATGGGTATGAAATTCTTGAGCAAAACGAATGGGCTGGCAAGTACATTCCCGTGGTTCGCATTGTTGGCAATGAGTTTGAAGTTGACGGCAGAATCTACATCAGTGGCCTTGTGCGTAACGCCAAGGATGCCCAGCGCATGTACAACTACTGGGTTAGCCAAGAAGCCGAAATGTTGGCTCTGGCTCCCAAAGCACCGTTCATTGGTTATGGTGGCCAGTTCGAAGGTTATGAGGAAAAATGGAAGACGGCCAACACAAACAACTGGCCTTATTTGGAAGTCAACCCCGATGTGACCGACGGCCAAGGCAGTGCATTGCCGTTGCCCCAACGTGCCCAGCCACCAATGGCTTCGTCTGGTTTGTTGCAGGCCAAAGCTGGCGCATCTGAGGACATCAAGTCCACAACGGGCCAGTACAACGCATCATTGGGTCAAGGCGGTAATGAGCGTTCTGGCAAAGCCATTCTTGCGCGTCAGCGTGAGGGCGACGTAGGTACTTACCACTATGGTGACAACTTGACTCGCGGCGTTCGCCACATTGCCCGTCAATTGGTTGATCTGATCCCTAAGATTTACGATACCCAGCGTATTGCCCGCATTATTGGGGAAGACGGCGTGACCAAGATGGTTAAGATTGATCCAGAGCAGGAAATGCCGGTGCGTGAAATACGCGACCAAGAGGGCATTTTGATTGACAAGATTTATAACCCTGGTGTCGGTAAGTACGACGTTGTGGCTACAACGGGGCCGGGCTACGCTACCAAGCGCCAAGAGTCACTTGAGGCAATGGGCATGTTGTTGCAGGGCAACCCGCAGCTGTGGTCAGTGGCTGGTGATTTGTTTGTGAAGAACATGGATTGGCCTGGGGCGCAAGAAATGGCCAAACGTTTTGCCAAAACCATTGATCCGAAGTTCCTCAGTGACGGTGAAGACTCGCCTGAGTTGCAGGCAGCCCAGCAGCAGATTCAAGCAATGAGCCAACAAATGGATCAATTGGTTGGAATGATTGACAATGTAAACAGTTCTGAGATTGTTCGCACAAATGAGATCAAAGAGTTTGAAGCCATGATTAAGGCGTATGCGGCTGAGACACAGCGTATTTCTGCTGTTCAAGCCGGCATGTCGCTAGAACAAATTCAAGATATTGTGATGGGCACAATTAGCGGCATGATTACCAGTGGTGATCTTGTAAGCGAGATGCCCGGCCGTGACCCAATGGGCGGTGAGATGATGCCACCTGAAATGATGCCGCCCGAAGGAATGCCACCACAAGGAATGCCACAATGAAAGCCGCTGAATTTATAGGTTTGTTGTTTTTAGCTAGGGATGTCACTCACTCGGTGCATCTGAACACACGCAGCTATTCCAAACATAAAGCGCTGAACATTTTTTATGAACGCATTGTTGGTGCAGCCGATGACTTTGCTGAAGCCTATCAGGGCAGGAACGGGCTGATTGGGCCAATTACACTGCACTCTGTTAAAAAGACAAATAATGTTATTGAATTCTTGGAAGATTCGCTCAAACAGATCGAAGATGCAAGGTATGAAGTGTGTGATAAGTCTGACAGTTCATTGCAGCAGTTGATTGACAACATCATTGAGGTTTACTTGCGAACCCTTTACAAGTTAAAATTTTTGGCGTAAGTTAAACGCTATGGTATATTTAAGGCATAAGGAGCCATCATGGAACTTTTAAAACCTCTAGCCGACACGGTATTCCCTGCCGCAACTGCTTCGTATACTGGCTCGGCTGGCTCGACCACTACATGGGCGGCTGGCCCTCAAGGTGTCGTAATTTGGTCAACAACCCCCTGCTATGTGGTGGTGGGTGAAGGCGTTACGGCTACCACCGCAAGCACCCCGATTCCCGCATTTACACCCATCCCGTTCAGTGTGCCCGCTGGCACAGGCGCTCCTTGGCGCGTCAGCGCAATCCAAGTGAGCGCGGGCGGTTCGATTTATTGCAAAGCGATAAACATCCAATGAGTTTTGGGATTGCTGTCAGAAACGCTGTGTCAATTGGGCTTGGCGGCATCGCCACGCTTTTTTCAGGCACTTTCGACAACAGCTTGACAGTAGATAATTTACTGACAGAATCTGGAGCAAACCTTGTGCAAGAAAATGGCGACTATATCCTTTTGGAGTGATTAAATGGCTGACTTAAAAATTTCCCAGTTGCCAGCGGCAACAACCCCGCTGGCAGGCACGGAAGTTCTGCCAATTGTCCAAGGCGGTAGCACTGTCCAAGTGTCAGTCAACAACCTGACGACAGGCAAAGCTGTTTCAGCGTCTACTGTCACTGCTACCACCGTAACGGCAACTACGTTTGCGGGTAGCCTAGACACAAACGTAGCTGCTGCCGGCGTGACTTTAGCTGGTACAACACTTGCCGCCGATGGCACAGACACAGATATCAGCTTGACGCTTACCCCTAAAGGTAGCGGCGTAGTAACTACTGCTGCTTCATACAGCGATGGTGCTGGAAAACTTCGCGCAATTCCTCAATCTGGCGCGGCCAAAGTAGCCAGCTACACATTGGCAGTAACCGATGTAGGCGAGTTTATTGAAATTGGAACAAGCGGCGCGATTGTTATTCCGGACGCTACATTTGCTACTGGCGATGCGGTTGTTCTTTTTAATAACACTTCGGGTAACATTACAATTACTTGCACTATTACAACCGCATATTTAGCCGGCACCGACGCGGATAAAGCAACTCTTACGCTAGCCACACGCGGCGTGTGCAGCATATTGTTCATTAGTGGTACTGTTTGCGTTGTGTCAGGAAACGTATCATGAGTGGCATAATGCTTGCTTTTGTGGGCGGTGGGAGCGCGTTAAAAATTGGCGATGCTTTTGGCGGTGGATTTTTTGCGGGCCAAATCTCGACCGCTGGTAACGGCATTGCCGATTACAACTTAGTTATTGGCCCAGTAGCATCCGCACAAAATGGTAGCAAGCAGTGGAAAACAACTAACACAACAACTGCTGGGACATCATCAGTTATTAATGGGCCAGCTAACAGTACAGCAATGAACAACGCTTCACATCCAGCAGCGCAGTTCTGCGAAGGATTAACCATTGGTGGGTTTTCTGACTGGTACATGCCAGCCAAAAACGAGCTTGAAATCTGTTATTACAATTTAAAACCCACTACAACGAGCAACAACACGGCATCTGGCATTAACACTAACGCCGTTCCAAGCAGAGGTGTTAATTACACCGAGGAAACGCCTGCTCAAACTTCTTCTGCTGCTTTTAAAAACACAGGCGCAGAAGATTTTGCAGCATTGGAAGATTACTGGTCTAGTACAGAAAGCGGCGTACAAATCGCTTTTCTACAGGGTTTCAGTACTGGCCTTCAAGCCACCCAGGATAAAGACCGCACCATGTATGTTCGCGCCGTTCGTAGGGTAGCGGTATAAGGATAAATTATGAAATACATTTGCATCACCGAAGTAGACGCAGTAACCAAAATAGTTTGTACAGCAGAACCACAGCGCACAGGCCCATCCATGCCAGCTATCAAAGGTTGGACTCATATATGGCACGACAGTTCTACATGGCCTGTTGAAGTTGCACCTGATGGCACATACCTGAGAGCGCCAAGATACTATGGCACTTGTGATGACGATGCCGACACTACCATTGCGGGTGTCTTGCAGGTCTTGACTGAGGTAGAGTACACCGCCCTCAGAACCGCAGAACACGAAGCCCGTAGACCTTACCCGTCTTGGATTGGCTATTTGGACACAATGACATGGGGCGCGCCTGTAGCAAGACCTGTGGACTCAGTTACAAACGGGGGCAATGTGCGTTACAAGTGGGATGAGGCAACGGTCAATTGGGTTGTAGCATAAAAGAACTTTTTTTTTATATAGCGTAAGATAAAGCCGGGAATAAATCATGATTGCCACACTCAGCCCGTCACCAAAAGTACAGTTTTTTACGGCTGCGGGAGTTCCCTTGGTCGGCGGCAAACTGTTTACGTATGCCAGTGGGACTACGGTTCCTTTGGCTACCTATACCGACAGCACCGGCAACACTGAAAACGCAAACCCTGTCATTTTGGACTCGCGCGGCGAAGCAAATGTGTGGCTTGGCCCTTCGCGCTACACATGGCTGCTTAAAGATTCATTGGATAATCTGATTTGGACTGCGGCTGGTGTTAACAGCAGCCCAAGCGCTCAAACCACTGCGATAATTGCTAGTTCAGGACAAACGGTGTTTACCGTGCCTGAATACGGCCTTGGCGGTTATTTGATGGTTATTGTCGATGGACTCGTCAAAGAGTTTAATTACGACTATACTGAAACCAATACGACAACAATTACTTTTGCAACTGGCCTGACGGCTGGTCAGAGGGTTGTTACTCGAATGCTTTAAACCTTACCGGTGAGGTTCACCGGGGAATCCAAGGATTCATGTAATGACTGAAGAAGTCCAAGCCCTAGCGGAAGTAGACTCCGCGCCAACGAAGGATGTGACGGCCACACCTGAAGTTGCAGTATCTTCGCCGGAAGTAGCTGATAACCAGCCTGCCAAGACATTCTCGCAAGAGGAACTTGACGCTGCTATTGGCAAGCGCCTCGCAAGAGAACAGCGCAAGTGGGAACGTGAACAAGTTGCACGGCAAACCGTGCCAGTTGCTCCCAAGGAAATGCCGTCGATTGACAATTTTGAAAGCACTGATGCCTATGCGGAAGCACTGGCGCTCAGAAAAGCCGAAGAATTGATTGCTCAACGGGATCGCCAAAAGGAACAAGCTGAAATTGTAGAGGCTTATGGCGAACGTGAGGAAAAAGCACGGGACAAATACGACGATTTTGAAGATGTCGTGTACAACCCCAAGCTGCGAATCACCGACGTAATGGCTGAAACAATTCAGTATTCTGATCTTGGGCCTGATCTAGCTTATTGGCTAGGTTCAAACCCCAAGGAGGCTGAACGCATTGCCCGTTTGTCACCTATTTTGCAGGCAAGGGAAATCGGAAAGATTGAAGTCAGATTGTCTGACAATCCTCCGGTGAAGAAAACAACTTCTGCGCCAACACCTATTAGTCCGGTGACTGCGCGGTCTTCGGGAAGCCCGAGCCATGACACGACTGACCCAAGGTCAATCAAAACCATGTCTACCTCGGATTGGATCGAAGCCGAACGCAATCGCCAGATTCGTAAGTACGAAGCGCAACGCAACCGTTAATCTTTTGAAAGGACTTTTAAATGTCTAATAGTATTCTGACGATCGACATGATCACCCGTAAGGCTCTCGAAATCCTTGAGAACAACCTTGTAATTACCCGTAACGTGAACCGCCAGTACGACGACAGCTTTGCTGTTGAAGGCGCTAAAATCGGTTCTACACTGCGTATTCGCTTACCCGACCGCGCTTTGGTAACTGATGGTGCTGCCTTGCAAGTGCAAGACGACAACGAACAGTTCACAACTTTGACTGTTGCTTCACAAAAGCACATTGGTGTCAACTTTACATCTGCTGAATTGACAATGCAGTTGGACGACTTTGCAGAACGTGTGCTTAAGCCTCGTATCAGCCAGTTGGCATCTTCTATTGATGCTGACGTCGCCAACGCATACAAAACCATTGGTAACACTGTTGGTACACCTGGCACTACTCCTTCTACTTCTTTGGTCTTGTTGCAAGCCCAACAGAAGCTGAACGAAAACGCTGCTGTGATGTCTCCACGTTACGCTACCGTAAACCCTGCTGCTAACGCTGGCTTGGTTGAAGGCATGAAAGGTCTGTTTAACCCAACAGACACTATCAGCAAGCAATTCAAGAACGGCATGATGGGCATGGG